TACTTAGTATACTTCACTAATATATAACCAATTATTGCCTATATAATCCTCCAAATCAATGACATATGGGGAATTGACAATATTAAGAGCGTCAAGTGCTAATGTCAGATGGTCCTCACTGACTATATCGATGTCATTCCGTTGTCTCCTATCAAGATCCATGATTACTCAACCCATACCTTCTGTTCAGTCTCTACGAATTCATCAGTTATATCATCAACATACCTCGCAGGCACTGTCAGGTCCAGCTTAGCCTTGACTAGTTCCCTACGTTGCTTAGCAAGGTTATTCTTAACCTTCAATTTATTATCCACATCACCTAGTCCATACTCTGCCCTGATGACTGGCCTCTCATTAACCTTAGCCTTAACCGTCCTAGAGGCTACCCTATACTCGTTAGTGAGTATCGGATTAACCGTTTTAGTAGCCACATAATCATTAACATTAACCGCCGGCAATCCTACGACGGTGCATGTGAAGGTAGTGTCTGGCTTATAATATTTCTCAAGGTTATCATATGCTTCCTGGCTAGCCTCAGAGAATCCTGTATTATCACTGATGGATTCTATATGTGTCTGCTCACCATACCTTAGGACATCTTCCAGATGACTCTTACGGGCATACCTGTACTTTACAGTATCCTTATTCTCATTAGTCAATGACTTATATAATGTAACGCTATTATTGACTAAATCACTGGTCGGGCTATACTTGACATTATTAATGCCTATGATGTCCCCGTCAAAGCCCTCATTGAAGGTAGCCTTAACATCTGTAGTGTCTAGTATCTTGCTAAAGTTTATGGCGTCGTCCTTCCTATGCTTACTATAGACTATGTTAGTAGTGTAATTTGCCTTGCCTAGTATGTCATTGATGGCGTCATATAATGTCTTGCCGCCAGTGCCTAAGTTCTCAGAGGTTACAATCTCTCCGCTCTCTAATCCGAGATTATAAATATCCATCTTATAGGTGCTATCCTCCTTTATCATATCATATAATTTAGACTCGTCCACATCATCAGTAGTCTTATCGTCCTTCATATGCTCAAAGTGCCGGAGGATATTAACCTCCTTAAGATAATACTTATGCGGCTTCTTCAATGTTACCTGCCCATTCTCATATGATAAGAGATTACGCTCCTTCTCAGCAATATACTTCAATAATGGTATCTCATTCCGGAACCTGCTATTATTCTGCCACCTTAACCCGCTAGGATTAGTGAATTTATCCCTATCCGCTGAGGCACTGGCGAAGTCCACATAGATAGTATTAGGTTTGATAGAATCATCAACCGTATACTTGATCTCCAGGTAACCCTCGAAATGTGTACTAGTATTATACCCATGCTTGACAGTATACTTATCCTCCTTAGTCTCAGTGGTGGTGGAGCTCTTATTACCAGCTAATGATAATCCGGCTCCCTCGAATTGTTTATTACGTATCTTACTCACTATATTAGCAGTTGTAGTGTCCTGTATCCATGTTATGCCATGATTCTTAAGGAATTGTGCAGGCTTAGCTATGCTCACTAATCCTGGTATGTTCCCCTTACCATCATGTGCTAAGCCAACCTTCTTAGCGGTTGCAATGTTCACTCCTCCAGGTTGCTTGACGAAGATATACATGAGACTAGCCTTCTTCAATTGTGTTTTCCTAAACCAGTCTGATTGTTTATATCCTGTATGGTCTGATAATACTTCAATGTCTATCCCGCCGAATATACAGACAAAGACATCATTCTTACCAGTGCAGCCTAGTTTCTTAGGATTAGTATGTGCATTAGGATTCCTGCTCCCGATGACAGTATTCTGTCCTAGTGCCTGGAATGCTGCCGCTATCTGATTCATTCTCTTAATGTCTGCGGATTTGCTATTGATCTCATCACTTACTATATGGAATGTCAATGTCATATTATCACCTTAGAATGGTTTAGTAGGATACGTAGAGTATCGGGCATTAGCTAATGTGCCCTGCTTCTTATAATAATCCTTCCAGCCTTTACTAGTTGATGGGTCTACGATTATGCCATTAATCTTACAGAATACATGCCCAGTACCTCCTCCGGCAGGCTTAACATGCACATATTGGAGGTTCTGGACGCCCTTATAATTGCACATGTCTAATAATAGTTCAGCCTTACAGCAACAATTGCCCTTCTTACTGGATAATGTCTTAGCTGGCGTCTGATAGAACCCTTTACGTTTACTATTATGCTTGATGTTATTAACTATCCATTTCCATAATGGCTTGATAGCATTCTCACCAGTAACGTCCTTAGCGCTCTTATCAGCCTGTTTAGTTACGCTGCTGGATACGCCCTTCTGAGTGGTTATGACATAAGTCTCTACAACCTCTTCCTCAGTCTCCTCCTCTCCTAAGCCATAGGTTATGAAGAGGTTAGGCTTATTATTGATGTATGCTCCCTTATCGCTCTTGTAAATGTTAATGCTCTGCGGATTATTCCTGTTGATACCATTACGTAATTGTATCTTATTCTTATAGACAGTATAATCCATGTTATCATTAGCCAGCTTATCAGTCTTGCCCTTCTTATAATAACGTAGTATCTTAGCCTTCTTAGGCACTAAGGATTTACCCATTATGATATTATTCTTTACTGGAACCTCTGCATGGTTACATAGGAATTCTATAGCGTCGCTGTAATAGTCATAATGTTTTAGACAATCATTAGCGAATGTGTACTTAGTCTTTTCCTCCTCCTCTGCACCATTCATCAGGATTTCTGACATGCAGTATCGGCGGTCAAGGTCTATGACCCTATCCGCACATTCTAACGTTAATACGGTGAGTTTATCATCTACATTAGCTGTTGAGACGTACCCTCCGAATACCTGTTCCTCCTTGCCATCAGTACGTTTCACGTACCAGTTAATCTCGTCCCGGTAATCAAATACTAATCCTGAACGGTTAGCGTTAGGATCAGTAGGCATTAACACCTCATCTAAGGCATGAGAATACATGAATTCAGCAGTCATAGTGTTTATCTGGAATTCATCAGTATGTGATGTCTCAGCGCTGATAGGCACTAACTGGTCCGTATCCAGGAGCGGATAATGTGATTCATACACATAATACCTGCGTATGATTATGCCATAGAATACTAGTGTCGGGGATAATTTCACCTTGATATTATTAGTGCCCTCCTTTAGGCTGCAATATATTATGTGCCTATTATAGTTCATGTCATTACTGACTACCTTATTATAGTCTATGTTATCATTACCCGCATCTACGCTGATGTATGCGTCATCTTCTAGTTTGACATTATCATATGTCTTATAGGTGTTAGTGTATAATATCTCTATCCTGTAATGGTCTGATGTGGCCTTAGCGTCATACTTGAATTCAAGGTTAAGATATGCTCCCTTCTTATATTCCTTATTATATTTAATGCCAGTCATGCCATCAAACCAGCACTTATCACCATTATGTGAGTAGTTGGCAGGATTAAGCGCAGTATACATGGTATCCTGTGTCTTATCATAGCTGTATATCTCGAACCTAAACTCCTCACCATCTAATCTTATGGTATTAGTCCTGTTAGCGTCAAAGTTACGGGTTATATGCTGGTTTCTAGTCATTTATTCCCTCCATTCAACATTAACCACCTGGTCCTTACTGTTCAAGTATTCTAGGAATACCTTCTCCACATCATCATATTCGGAATAATCCTTCATGTATGGTATGAGGATAGTCTCCTTACTCTTAGTAAGGTTCCGTAATGTGAAGGATTGCTTGTTAGGCCTTGCAATGGCTAATCCGGTCGGGGAATCATCATCATAGAGGCAGGCATAATATGTCTCGTTAAAGGATAATTCTACCCTAGTGGCATTGGCTAGGCTCCTGTCAATGTCATAGCCTTGTTGGTTAGTCTCCTCATCTTCAGAGTCTCCCTCATACAACATTATGTCCTTGAATGCCACATCACCGCCTGAGCCGGCGAATATGAGCATGAAGTCTATGTATTTCACATTATCAGGCACATCTTTGAAGGTTGCCCTGATAGTGTCAGGCTCCCCCTCTTCTCCTAATGTTATTTCCTGCACGTCCTCCCAGTAACCGTATTGGTGTGCCTCATTCTCCTTAACCTTACCATTCTCACCATAACCCCTAGCCTTGATCTTGAGGCTGGTGATGTCATGTTGCACTAGGTAATCGATTAGTAATGAGAAGGTTGGCGCTGGTTTCCGGACGTATGCGTCTGATGGGAATATGACCGCTATCTTACTATCACTATTCATACGTAACTTGATAGCATTCTCATTCTCGACCACCTGAGTGGTAATGTCAGCAGTGTATGCTGCGTCATAGTATTCATTATAAACAGTATCCACTAGGCATAGGTCGAAGTTGTCTAATCTGATATTCTCTCCGATATGGAGTTCCTGATTGAATAATTGTATGCTCATGCGTGGATTGAATATGCTGTAGGTGGCGTCATGTTCCTCCACGTATCCCATGTTAAACTCGTTGTCTATAGTCTCACAATAGACCCTATTAACCAGGTTGAGTATGCGGAGGTCATCATATTCATGTTCCACCTTGATGAATGGTCGGCCCCTCCACATGGTCCATTTAGTATCTCCGAAACGTATAGTGGCCTTATCATCACTGTATGTATTGACTATCTCAAGGTTAGGCTCCTCATGGAGATGGAAGGTTTGGCAGATAAACCAATCCTGTGTCTTTTCATCATACCTGGATATGACTATATAACCACTATACCTATGGAATTCTGCCCTGACTAATCCATTGGATAAGTATACTGGGCTGTATCCGCCATCTAAATTGAATAATGATATGCCCGTCTCGGTCTTAAGGTCGGTTCCGCCCTTGTATTGCAGGTATGGGTTACAAAGGTATTTGGCGCCCTTCTTGCCCTCTTCTACGAAGTATAATCTTCCCTCATCGCTTAACCTAGTGAATCGGGTTATGCTGTCTGGGATTGGTACGGGGCTGCATAATAACTTTGAATAGTCTAATTCAGTATTGCTGGTGAGTATGTCCTCAATGATTCTATACTGTATCTTACCCTTTAAGTCATTTAGTCTCTCGAACCTGCTATTATTATACATGATGTCCGTCTCGAGCTCATAATTAGCGTTCGGCAATGTGATATTACTTAATATGACCTTGCCTCCGCCAATGTCCCCCTCGCTTAACATGCCATAATCGATAAGGTTTAATACGTTCTTCCTGAGACTAATGTCTATGTTAGAACCGAATATTGTACCGTCATAATCCTCGACGGACGGTGTAATCTCTGCCACTGGCTCATAATAGACATATACTCCATAGAGTGTTATTGGCCCGTTGAGTATGCCTAATGTATTATATGTTAATTCAGTAGTGGAGTAGATTAACTGGTTATTATAATAAATATCCCATTTATCACCGTCCCGGCTAATCTTCCAGTCCCCGCTTATGTTAGAGTCTATGATCTTCTCATCTATTATATTATCATTCTTTATTAATGTGATATAACCATTCTTAACAATTAATGTCTCGGATTGGTTAGCGTCTGAGCCTATCATGAATGCTCCAATGTCATTATCCCCTATATCAACCTTGAATAATAGTTCATACTTGTTAGAGTCAGTGTATTCGTCAGTAACTGCTATTGTATTGTCAGAGTCTCCGCTGGAGATTGTTGAGTCATCAATAGTAATATCTTCTGTTCCGTACTCGTTCCAGTTATCAGTGTCATAGAAGAAATCACCTATATGTGCATATCTTGTCTCCTCAGTGAGCTCGGCTGTAGTAGCATAATAACTTCCTTGATAATTATCCGTACCCTTAGTGAATATTTGTAATTGCCAATCTCCTAAACCTAATAGGTATTCTATATGGGAGATAGTAGTATTATCCACGAGGTAAGAATAGAAATAGTATTCCTCGAGAGTGTCTATCTTAGTTAATTTCATGATATAATATTCATTAACCTTTTCATGTAATCCTGCATTAGAATTATGGGCTAATATATTCATGTCCTGATAGGTCTGTCCTAAATATCCAAAACCATTTTGGGTTAATGTAACAGGTTCTGCTGAAGAGGAAGTTACATTGAATGACATACGGGAAATCATAGGCTCCATGAATTCGTTTTCCTCAAAGAAAAATGCTATCTCATAATTTCCCTGCACCTCATTAATCATACTGACAACAATATCAGAATAAAAACGAGTATACTGGCCATGTGTTGCTTTAACCATTACTACATAATCACAATGTTCTTTGAATCCTGCTAAGGTGGTTACATTAGAAGTATCTCCATTAACATTAACTCCCAGATACGCTTTTGAACAAGGTATATGACAATTGTAAGTATGACGGTATTCGATTAAATCCCCTATTTTTGCACTGGACGGGCTATGAGACGCTCCTAAGCAACCAATATCTATAAAATTAGCATATCTCTTATCTTCTATGGTTTCAAGAGTCAATGTTCTACAGCATGAGTGCCAGTTAGTAGAGTCTCCCATATAAATAAGTGTTACCTTAAATGTTCCAATACCCATATGCTCATAATAATTTAATCCCTCATATGATGTACGATTATCTCCTGGAAGATTAACTATTATTCGGAAAGCAGTCCTATAATTTAGCTCTTCCCAGCCACCTCCCCAATTTTGCAGTATTTTATTACCTTCCACTTTAACATCAGCTACATCTTTCTGAGGTGCTGGCGCAAAACTTACTAAATCAGACAACAATACTTCATCATATGAAAGGTTACCATAAAACCTTGTAGTTATCACCACTGTTTCATCATGAGTCATATAAGGAATCCTTAAAACACCTCTTGCGTCTACATAAAGGACCATATCCACATAAGGATCTTCCCCTGCAACATTAGGAGTTATAGTGATTCTTACAGGCACATTTCCTATCGGTTGGTTATACTCATCAAGTAGAGTTATAGTATAGAGTGAAGAGCCTCCTTCTTCAAGTTCCAGATTCTCAGAAATTAGTTGAGAACCTAATTTCTTATGTTTATTTATATTAATCTCCTGACTAATGACCTGCGGATTATAGGTGTCATCACCACCATAATGTACATCGACCAGCCAGGAATCACCAGCCAGGTATAATGGAGCATTAGCCACGCCCTGAGCATTACTAGTAACTGGCAAGACATAGGATTCCTGCTTATTATATATTCCAATAATCAAATCCTTGCTTAATGGGTTCCCTGCGTCATCAGTAACCTTGACATAATAATCCTTCTTAGGATCACCTTGTAAGAGCACAATATCATCAGCCTCTATGATGAGATTCTTAGGTTTCATGATGTTAATGTTCACTTCCTGCTCGAAGCTTACAGGCTGATAGATTGTACCATTATCTACGAAGCCTTTCATGTTCACCTTCAACATCTTAGTACCATTAGTCCAGTCCACTGGTATGGTTATCAGACCGTTAGTATCACTAGTTGCGGTCCTCTCATAACCGTAGGCGTCTGAGCCTATATCCTTATAGGAATAATGTATCATGATATTCTCTACGGGGTCATCATTATCATCTAATACTGTGAATGTGTATGATTCTCCAGTGTTGGTTATTATGACATTATCACTATACTCGAAGTGTAACACTACCTCATCATAATCTATCACTGTGCCGACGGTGTACTCGCATGGCCTATACTTGTCAGTGCCCTCATATATTAGTTGTATGTCATAGTCTCCATTGCCGAAGTCCATCGGGAATATTATCCTGCCGAATATGTCAGTCATCACGTTAAAGGTATTGCTGTATCCCCTATTATCATTGACTCTGATAATCACCTTCTCATTAGCGAGCCCGTTATTATCAATATCCAATAAAAATAATTCAAAGTTAGTGTTCAAGTCATCGAATACTGTATCGTCTAATGTATTAAAATGAGTGATGGTCTTTTTATCCTCTAAAAGCAGTGCCAAATCCCCATAGCCTAATGCTATTTTATCATAATTGAGCACATTATAGGCTGAGCCATCATAAACCTTAGAGGTAACATCAGCAACATTCAACACCTGGTTATTATCATAATCATAATGCTTGAAATTATTATATAAATGCTCAAATAATACCTGCCTAGTATCCTTATCCCTAATCCTCAATGCCATCTCCCAGTTATTATCATAATCCTCAGACATCAAGGCTGGCAATTCATTACGGAACCTCAGACCATAAGTAGCATAATCATTCAATTCATCATTACTATTAATAGTCAAGTTAGTGCCACTAGGCAATTCATAACTGCCCGCATAATTACCGTAATCATCTTCAAGGTTAGTGTAGAATTGGTAATAGTTCAGGTTAAACCTTTCAAGCAGATCACTATTATAGCTCAAGGTCTCGCTGAGGAAATAGCTGATAGTATTATCAGTCAATTTATCCTTAGGCTCAATCCTAAACTTAGTCAATAATTTATGAGTGATATAATCAACCGTAGGCTGACATTCATATAACAGGTCATTAATCTTCCTGATATTCTTAATCTCAGACAATTCAGCCCAGCCCCTATGATTCAACGGGTCCCCGTCCGGCAATTCCGGACAAGTATCAATAGGTATAGGCTTATCCATCTCAAGTAATCCCTTCAAGGTGGCTACGTCCTGCCATTTCATACGTAAGGTCATGCCAATCTTCTCTAGATAATTGCCCTCCTTACCTAAGTATCGGCGGTTAAGGTACCTAGTATCAATCAATGTGTTAGTAACATCACTAGTAACGTCCCTCTTATGCGCTCGGGATAATGGTATGCAGCCGATGTATGCTATAAGCTCCTCTATTGGTATCTCAAGGTCTCCCTTCTTATCCATGAACAAGTTATGTCTGCTGCTCCTACACCTTATGCTCCAAATGTCCGGGATACCAATGTTTACACTATTCTGCACATAGGATTTATCTCTAGAATATTCACAATCAAATACGAATATGGTAGGCCTAGCAGGCAATACGACCAGGTCTCCCGTATAATCCTTATCATTAGAATATGAATGAGTGGTTATGGTGCCAGTGCCCTCAGACACTGCCTTGAATGGTATCCTAACATGTGCCTGGAAATCAACATTAGGATTATCAGTCTTGACACATAACATGCCATCAGTCAAATCGATGGTTATAGTCCTACCCTCATACTCATAAGATATAGTATTGTTACGATTAACCTCCTCAACATTCACATTACCCTCAAGATCCTCGAATACTGTACGGATAGGCATATCCACTTCTATATTATTAGGCAATGACAAGTTATAACAATGGTATAAGTGCCCGTTGCCCTCACCCTGCATTATAATATCAAAGTATCCGTCCTCATTATCATATGATGGATAGAATATGTACACTACCTCATCTGATGGTATGTACTGGAATACATTAGCAAACTCGAATACGCACTGATTAGCCGGGTTATCATTCCATGTATTACATGCGTTAAGCTCATATATGCCCTCATATGGGAATACTAGTTTAAACCTGTGAGTCAATGATTGATTCCTACAGATGTTCGGGAAAAAGAGTTCATCAGGATAATCAGCACTATCCCATACTCCATTGCCTCCTAAATCAGTCAATTTGCAGCCTGCGGGAATGTCTAGGCTTAATGAGGTGGAATCACAATCACCAGTATTCTTGACAGTCAATTCCCATACTGCACCGTCCCTAGTATTGATGTTATCAGGTGATAAGGAGGAGTATATGGCTATCCTAGAAGTGTTACGATGATATTTCACTGAACATCTGGCCCTATTGACGCTGATAGTGGATTCCTTAGTAGTCCTAGTCTTATCCCAGACTAACTTTATCATTATGCCCTTATTCCATTGTTGAGGAGTCAAGGCACCTAAATTATATTGTATAGTATAAGTATCAGCCTCTAAGACATTATCCTTCTTCTGATAAGATGAGACCTCCCTAATGAACGTGTTATTGCCCTTCTTACCAACATAGACTCGTATCTTCGGTATGCTATTCTCCTTGAGCTTATACTTCCCAAACATTATAGTGAAGGTGGAGGCGTCGATGGTCCATAATGATGGGTCAAGGAAATCAGTAGCGTAACGATAAACCAAATCCTTAGGCTTATACTCAGTCTTACTCTTACTACCCTTAAGGTACACATAACTAGCGTATCCATCACCAGTCCTAGCCTTCTCCAGATTCTGCCAGGTAGCTCCTGCGTCCTTCTGATACAAATCCTTACAATTCTTATATGTCTTTAAGGTCATTAATTATCCCTCTATCCTATTACAATACCCTACACCAGCGAATACTCCATCATATGGGAGATTAACGAAGTTACGTATCCTGATAGGTGATGGTATAGTAGCATATGCCATTACAAAATTCTCATAGCCTAACGTAGTCTCCCTCTTGACTAGGAATACGCCTTGCAGATAAATATTCTGGCTATCACCAACCTGTACCTGTATGCTAGAGACTTCCCCACTATTCAAACCAATAACGAATCCACCGTCCCAGTCATTGATTGGAGTAACCTCCAGCTTGAAATTAGGCATTTCCACGCCATCAGGCAGATTAGTATAAACATCTTGAAGATCAAGTAATGATAAGCCTACCGCGTCCTCATCGATACAGCCAGTATTCTCATCTATACATGAATAAATATCACTAGGAACCTGCTCTGCTAAGAGGAAGGTATAATCTCCCTCACCGACTTCAGAGAATATGTCATTAAGGTTAGTAATATCAAATTGTTTATTGAAGAATTTCCAGAAATACTTAGTCTTATAGAATACAAAAGTCTCCTCAGCCATGTTATGCCTCCTTACAGCTATTATGCCCTACAAACTCACTACCCTCCATCAGTGAGATAGTGTTCTGGCATTTGATAGGAGTAGATAACCGGGCGAATGCTATGCAATAATTATCATCACTAGTCTCAGTGCCAGTCTTAACAACCGCTACGCCCTTCACATAAAAGGTTACATCATCACTGATTGGTATATCAACGTCCTCAGCTACATAAATGCTGAAACCATTCTCTCCCTCATCAATCCAACGTATATCCACTGAGAATGTTGTCCTAGTGAATCCAGTAGTTATCTGTGTCAAACCAGTAGTTGATAAGTCTATGCAGCCAGTATCAACATCTATACAATTCTGAAAATTCTCAGGCATACTAGAGAATAATAATAATTCATAATCACTATCATTCAATGTATCAACATCAGTGATAACCATCTGCCTATTAAGGAATTTCCAGAAATACTTACTCTTCCTAAAAGTTAATATAGTCTCATAATCATCTGCCATCTTAATAACCCCTAGCCTTATCCGGGCTGTTCAATTCATAATACACCTTCTCGGAGGTTGATTTAATACGGTTATCCAAATCATCAACGCCATAGATTGTGGAATTGGATAAGTCCACATTAACAATAAGCCTCCTATCATTATTAGTAGTACCATAACTATTAGTGTTCTGTGAGCCGAAGTATACGCCTTGTGTGCCTCTGAAACGTCCATGCTTCTGGAATTGTGTCATATCATAGAGTTTCCCGCCGACCATAGCCGCTGCGTGTCCCATACCATTATATGAGCCTAAGACCATATGCCCTCGTAAACCGAACATCTGTCCTAATCCTAGTATGAGCTTAGCGCCATCAAAACAGTTAGCCGCACCATCATTCCATGTCTCGCCTACAGTCTTTTGACTATTAGGATAGAATTGATAACTAGCAGGATTACGGAAGCCCCTAGCAGTCAATATTCCACGTAATGCTCCCTCAAAACTATCAGATGGACCATATGCTGGAGTGTTTATCCTTTTAACATTCCTATTGCCTCCAGTCCTAGCACCATAGGCTCCATTAGCACCGAATCCTGGTATATGTATCCAGCTGAACGGATTAACCGCAGCAGAGGCTGCGTCGCTGGCGGCTTTAGCTATGTCATCTTTAACGTTCCTAATCTTCTGGACCACCTCGTCCAGCTTATCCTGCACAATCTTAGCTATACTGCCTATCCCGCTCTTGAATTTATCATAGATACCCTTACCAGCATTATATGCTTGAGTCTTTAAAGTGTTCCCAGCATTAGCCAATGATGACTTAGCCTCCTCCCATTTCTTATCAAGCATACTCCTAAGACTAGATAATCCTTGCTTGATACCATCAACGGTTTTCTTACCATCTAATGTGCCTAAACTAAACCATTCAACGCCCTTCTGTGCTAATATGGTAACTACATCACCTAATGAGTAATTGAAACCATCATTAACCCATTGCTTAGTAGATTCGATGTTCCAATCCTTGAATGGGTTCCAATCCCCTCCTATACTGAAACTATTGAAGAAATCAGTGATGGGTTGCCAGAAATTGTCCCAATCCTGCCCCATTCGGGTTAATGTATCATTAAAATCAGACTCGAAACCAGACCATGCCCCTTGTATATCCGGAACGTCCCTGAATGGGTCAGCCCAGAATTCTATCCAGGACAATTTAGCACTAGCCCACCAATTATCCCAGTAGGCCCCTAACTTGTCCCAGCCTGAAGTGTTAGGATCAGCCATTTTCTGCATGGCTATTTCCCTATCAGTATAAGTATCATTCCAATCCTGGTTAAACTTGACAATCTCCTCATGGGATTTCTTAGCATTATCAAGTTCCTTATTAAGCTTCTTATTCCTTTCTAACCTATGCTCTTCCTGGTAAGCCAGTATCTCCTGCATTTTCACGCTCTCACGTGCAGCGGTACCCATACCATAAGTGTTATCAACATAGGTCTGGCCCTGTGTACCCTTATTCTTATTAAGTTCCTCATTAATTTTCCTAAGGTTCTCATACCTTTGTCCCTCTACCTTAGTAACGGTAGTGGTGTAACGTGTCTGTAACCTAGTAGCATAAGCGTACTCTTCCTCAGCAGCCTTGAGTGCATTAGTAGTATACTTTAATCCTTCCCTAGCCTCATTAAGCTTAGCAGTCTCCTTAGCTGAGAGGTTAGTCTTATTGCTTAACTCGTCAATGGTTTTCTTATAGCCCTCTTGCTTAGTCTTGAGCTCATCAATCTTAGCCTGCCCATTAGCTATTGAATCACTGACCTTATCAAAACTAGCGCTTAAGTTATTGAATGATATTATTAATGGTGCAACCGCTATGGCTATCGCAGCCGCCACTGCTATGATAGGCAATAATGCAGCTAATAATGCTGCACTAGCACCAGCAGCCCCCATAGCCGCTACCTCTTCAGTAGTGTATGCTGTAACAATCAACGGGCTCGCTGCTAATCGTTCATATAATCCAACGATTAATCCCTGATTAGCCACTGTCTCAGCCTCTAAGCCAAATATCTTAGTGGCTATAGTCTTAGCCACGCTCATGTTAGCGATATTCTCACGTTCCATCAATGCTATCCTAGCCTCTTCTATGCTCATGCCCGTTTCCATAGTCAAGGCCTCAGCCTCTAAGGCTAATTGTTGAGCCCTAATCTTATCGACTTGTAATTCTCTCATGAAAATGTCCCTGCTGATAGCTGCGTCGCTTTCAATTATGACTTCCTCTTCAATAAGGCCCCTCTCAATCAGTTCCTGATGGATTAATTCCTGACGATACATGGCTTGGGTTTCCCTCTCCCTAGCCATAGTCAATTTTTCAATAGCCATATCCACCGCTTCAGAGATGGATAATTCCTCATTCTCGCTCAGGATATGCTTAGTCTTAGCCATTATGGCCTGTTCCACTGCTAGACTCTCATTCTGTCTAGCTAATGCTGATTCTTGTATAGCCACTGTCTGAGCGAATTGTGATTCTATATTATGCTTTACTGCTAAGGCTTCCATTTCCTCAGCATAAGTGGTCTCGGCTAATGCACGTGATAACCCCTCATTAGCCGCTATCTCAGCATTAATGCCCATAAGATTAGCGGCCCTGACAGTGGCGAAGTTAGCCATGACGCCATAAAGCTTATCAACCGCAGCGGTTATGCCAATGAGTCCACCACCGATTAATGCCACTGCCTGACCTCCAGCACCTAGACTATTCCATGAGGATTGTAGCCAATTCATAGCGTCAATCATAGCATTAAAGCTTCCAACGATGGAAGGAGTAATCCTGCCGACCAGGTCAGTGGCGAATTCTCCGAACCTATTCTCTGTGATGAGCATTACATCATTTAATGAGGTTGCTTTCTGTGCTATGACGTCCCAATGACGAGCCTTACCAACCTTTTCTAATGCAGTGTATAATCCTTCAATATCCTGTAGATCACCAGACCAGCCAGCAGCCTTAATCTCAGCCTGTCCTACACCAGTCTCTCTGCTCAACCTTAGGAATTCGCCCTGTGAAATATCCTTGATAGCGAGGATAGCCTCCTCAGTTTTCCTACCAGCCCTAAGATATTCGTTGATAATCATAGGCGCTACATTACCTATCTTCTCCATTTGTTGTACATTAAGGTTGAATTCTGTACCTAAGGAGGTTAATGTCTCTCCTAACTGGTATTTGTTCATCTTAGGATATTTCTTCAATATACTATCTAGTGTCCTATCAAAGCTTTTCTGCTCAGTGGTCGTCATCTTCAAGGCTCGGAAATATGATTCCATCTCACTTTTAGCCTTGACAGTGGCAGCCGCTGATTGTGTGATAGCGTCCACGAATTGGTAAGCATACATACCGAATATGATAGACCCAGTAGTCTTGAGCGTACGCATTAGACGATTAGTAGCGGATAATGTGCTGTTAAAGTTCCTAGCTGATTTGCTAGCTAATCCGAAGCTGCTAGTCAATTGAGTATTAGTGGCCCGAGCCTGATTAGTGGTAGTGGCTAGACCCTTCATCTGTCTCTCAGCATTCTTAACACTATTAGCAGCCTTATTAGCCTCAACATCAGTAACGGTCAAATCCTTATTCAAACCATCTAATACTGTGTCCCCGCTCTTAAGGCCATTAACATTACCGACTAAGGTCTCTAATCGGCGTACAGCATTCTGTACTGCTGTATCGAATTGTTTAGTATCTAACTGTAACGTACCCTTAACTTCATAATCTGCCATGTACTGCCCTTCTCATAGTTTGTATATAACGATTCTTAACTGGTGTAATGCTCATAGCCATACCCTTACGCAAGTAACGGGAACCGGTTCCTGGAGTAGTGTATCGCTTATATTGTTTATGTTCCTGGATATAGGAGTATACGAATCCTCCCTTACGACGAGCCCTATACTCTACCTCCACCACTACCTTATTAGTCCCATAAGTATTAGTGGCCCTGTAACTGCCCCTTAACTTACCAGTCTTTTTAGGAACATATGGTAAGCTCTTCTTACGGACCTCATGCGCTACCCATTCTGATTGATTATTCAATTCCTGCCTAACATGGGGCCTGAGGTTGCTGAAATACTTCTCATAATTTCCTCGCCACCTGATCTTTAACATTTTATATCACGTATGATTCAATAGCTAATTCCGCTTCCTTGCTATTCTTATGCTTATTAGGTATCATGGTCCCAGTCTTAGAGGTTGTCTTAGCCGCTAATTCTTGCCGCTCATACTCCCGGTTCTCATACTCTATCACTTCATACTCCTTATCTAACAGGTATGATATTACCCTGCATGGAGTATTCATAAACTCTTCAATGCTCATTGATAAGCCATTAATCCTCTTGACGAGGATATAATACTCATCTAACAGGTTCTCCTCTAATAATTCTGACAGTAACTTGTCATCACCATCAGCATTAACTGGGATTAGTGCCTAACCTATCATCAATAGTCTTTTCTATAATCTGCTTCCACTTATGCTCCATCTCTGGTATGGTCTGTCTAGCGTCATACATCTGTTTAAAGACTCCAGCATAACGCATAAATAATTCGTCAGTCTCAGTAGCCTTCTCATAATATTCCTCTGGAGTAATGTCTATCATTTGACTAGCTAATTCGGCCATGCGCTTAGGCACCTCCTCATTTAGCTGGTTAATCTTCTCCTCCTGTTCCTCATTGAAGGCTATAATCTCCTCATTAAGCTTCCTAAGTTTCTTACGCAATTTAGTACGTTGATTCATGGATTCCTTGATAGCCTCTAAGTCCTTAGTCTCCTCAGACTTTAATAGAGTAATCCATTCCTCCACGTCATCAATCTCCTCCTGTACTTCCTTCTGCTTATCTAATAGCTTCTCGGATTCTCGTACGATAGGATTATAGGAATTCATCAATTCCTCTATCCTGCGTTGATAATCCCTAGTCTGCTTCTTAGGCATATCCTTATACTTACGATATTCTCCGCAAATAAACACTTTATCGTCTTTAAACATTTAAACATCTCCTTTGAAAGGCTAATATGGGATTTGAACCCATGACCGATGGTTATCCTGGCCTCTGACACCCTTTATCTCCACTTATAGAGGCTTACAAGACCATCGCACTACCAGACTATGCTAATTAGCCTAAAAAAATTTAAAAAAAATAATAAAAGGTTTTATGAATCATCAGGCAAATCAACACCGATAATAGTCGTACTACCCACATCATCAGTATCAATCTCTAACTCTGTACCATAATGTAATGCTGATAAGGCATTGATTATAGTAACCTCTATAGGATTAGCGGTTCCATTAGCCCTAAGGTTATAGGTTGCTGTGATGGTCCTCTTATCATCGCCTGATAAGTTACCTAAATCACAATTACTAATCTCAACGTATGGTAACCATATGCTAATGCTAGCATTAACTGGTGTACCAGGATTAGAGCCTACAGTTTCGATTAATCCTCCCTCACATTCTAAGAGTATTTGCTTGAATAATGGTGTCTCAGTAGCATATACTCCATGAGGTTGGCCTGTAAGCCATTCATCATAAAGGAATGCGCTTGCTGGGTTCCAGTTAAACTCTGCTGTACCCTCTATCTCGAAGTCTCCCTTATCCGCGTTTTGTTTACCGAATTCAGTGTTTAAACAATCGCTCTCCTCAAGGTTATTCCTGATAGTTAAGGTATTGCTGGTTAAACAGTCATAAGCGTAATTATCCTTATTACTAGAGGTTAATGTTACGTTAGTAGGTGCAATGTATAATTTAGTATTATTCTTAGGTAATTTGATAATACTAGATGATAATGTTCTAGGTTGATTAGGTTGGTTAGGTATTTCCACATCAGACTTGTATTGTGGAGTAACGGACCAACCGTTATTATCAATAGTGATTTCTAAGGTATCCATGACCGCATTATTATAGATTACTGCGTCCTTCAAGGTTGCGCTGTACTGGTTAATCAGTGTAGCCACTGGCAATATCTTAGCAGTGGAACCGTCCTTATAGATCTTCCATTTCTTAGCAGTAGTAGCGTTAGTAATCGCTGCGGTTACAGTGTCATGACTACCTAATGCCATGAATAAATATTCCTCTATACATTCCCCTAACAATAATTTATGAGTATATTGTGGTGAGGAGCTAGCGTCTGTCCTATCACTTTGGATAACTAATGAATCCCCACCAGTGTGTCCGGTCCAGTCCTCAGTGGTTATTTCAGTGTTAGGCGCAAAATCGTTTCCTCTCGCTAGGATACCACCAGCAACCGGATAATCAGGATAAGTACCATCTTCTCCGAGTTCCTTTAATGCTAATAGCCAATTATGATGTTTACGATTATATGTTGCCATCTTTATTTATCTCCTTTCGTTTTCTTTTTCGTTTCTGCTAATTCAAACAATGGAGAATTCTTACACATACTAATAAACATATTGTCGTTATCTGGCACATCATAAACCTTATCAGGTTCCAATGTTCCACCTGGTCTGATGAGGCCTGCCATGACAAAATCTATACAGCCTAATGGCTGCTTGCCAATATATTTAAATTTCATAAATAACAATCTCCTTATAAATTATAACTTAATAAGTATCTTACCGCCATAATGTTCATCATTACTTCCTTATTATCATTATATTCAGTCAATGCGCGTATCTCTATCTTCTCTAATGCTCCAGCGCCCTTATACTCTAAATCCTCGAGGTTCGGGTGGATATTAGATGGTATTACAGTGGCTAAGTGCTTGACTATCTCCTCCCGATAATCCCATAATTGACTAATCACTTCTGGAGGAGTCTGTACGTCAGTGCATACCAGGATCTCTATTGGTATGGATAATGTTATACAACCCATGTTGATGGATTGCTTCCACATCTCCGCCTCACTGCTAGCCTCTTGAAAGCATATGCAAGGCAATTCAGTATTAGGAGTAACTAATGACAAGTCTAGATAGAATTCCTTGTTTTTAAAATAGGCGCTTCTTGCCAAATCTGCTGATATGCTTTCTAGGATTTCTTGTAATATACTCATGACTAATCAACCTCGTATATCCTACTAGTTTAGTGTTAATGTCGTCCGGTAATGCTTCCTTATTATCATTAAGCCACTGGTCTATCGCAAAATTGACTTCTGACATCAGCCTGTCATAATAATTCCTTGAGAGCTCCGTACCGTCTCCCATACTGCGGCCCTCGTTCTCCCACCACATCAGCCAGCTATACGCGGCGGCTGCCTTAGGTATTAGAGGCTCCAGTTCTGATGGGATAGTTGGCAGTCTCAACCGGGAGGTTATATGATTCTTAGCGTCCTCGAAGTGATAATCTATATCCTCTAATGTGCGCTGATAAACCTCTGTCCTGAACACCATATCTGACAAGTATACTATGTCGAAGGAGTCATTGAATCGTAATGAGATGGATTGTAACATGCTCATCTGCTTACTCTTCTTATCTAATTTAGTTGCGGTCTCCTTTAATGTATACTTGACATTATAGATAGTGTCAGCGTTCAGGTTAGTTATCTCCTCCTTATCCTCATTATAGACTTTAGCATTCTTAACGACTTTAAGGTATGGCTCAGCGGTTTTGGATTCGCTGAATATTATGTCAATGTCTGATGGTTTGAAGGAAGTAGTTGATAGAATATTAAGCTCAAACTTATCCGTAGTGTCATATTTACGGTAAGGTATAATGAAAGTGATTAAATCACCTTCACTAATATTGGTTATTTTATATGAATTATCATGAGTTGATGTATATTCAGTAACTAATTCTACATTGTTTAGGTTGCTGATGTCATCATCTTCACTGAACGTTAAAGGATATTCCCTATCAACGAAGAAGTCCCTAAGAAAATGAAGCACATTATAATAATCCTTCATAGCATAATTCATATAAACAATCCCCTTATCCTAAAATATCTGCTACACGTATCATACGGTTACCCTTAGCGATAGGCACTGCTCCAACAGTACAACCCATCTTAATAGTAACTAATGGATCATTAAGGTTAGTGTCCTCATCATCATACATCAACATACTAATAGCTGGTGCCACTTCCTCGAATCCTGGAATAGCAGGTGCGGTTGCAGCCTGTGGGTTAGCGGATTTCTTATAGAAGATTTTCATAGCAGGATAATTATAGTTGAATCCTATAACTTCTCCATCTGTGAAGTCTTGTCCTCCCCACATATGGTTAGCACCACTGATTCTCATTACGTCATCAACATAAAATCCTTCCTTAGCAGCGTCATAATCATATCTGCTCGCTTCGACTTGAGACTTAGCAGCTAATGCTGTGATAGCGCCATCACCATAGAGGAAGTTATCTATCTTAGCGATTCCTTGACTACGTAATTGCTTCTTAAGAATGACTATATCGTTCAAGATCTTATCGTAGGTGGTGGAGGAACCGTCCCAGTCCTTGTTAAGGCCAGAGGATACGGTTACAGCATTATTCTTAGCAGTGGTGTAGATAGTCTCTACAATGTCTAATCCTAAGATGTATGCCATAGCGGAAACCTCATCGCTTAGGAAGTAATAAGGATTTTCCATGTCAGACTTTGCGATAGTATACTCGATTTCATGAGTAGACATCTCGAAGCCCTTAGGAGTCTTTAAGGTTCCTCTGAATTTACGTGCGGAAGCACCTTTAGCGATTCCTTTACCCTTAGGCATTTTTTCTTTATACTTGTCAAAATCTTCACTTTCGAGAAGAGTGATTTGTTTCGTTTCAACCTCTTGTTTTGGGAATAAACCGATTACTGGATTTTGGTGTATGATTTGCTCCTGTGCCTGTACAACATACATACCACGTAAGTAATCGGAGAATATTTTCTCATACTTTCTTTGTTCAGCCATGTTATTATGCTCCTTAAATTTTTATTTTCCTTAATTAAAAAATTATAATAATAGTTTAATTATCCGCTACCTTCACCTTCAGTAGTCGCACTTTCTAATGAGATAGTGAATGATTTATGTTCAGCGTCGAATTCTATACTCTCAGTCGCAGTGGTGTATCCAGTAGCACTGATTGTTGCACTATATGTATCATATGGCATATTCGGGAATGTGCAGCCACCACTAGTGCCAGTAGTCTTAGTGGTCTCGCCAATGACTACAGTTGCGCCTTGTATAGGATTCTCACCATCATTGATTGTAAAGCTTATAGTATCAACGATTGTTAAGCTGATAGTCTTAGTAGTGTCTGACCCGTTGATAGTAACGCTAGAGGAACCGTCAGCATATCCTGTTTTGGTTACGCTGATGTCATAGGTGCCATCATCAAGTTCAAATGTGCATTTACCATCATCGCCAGTAGTCTCACTATCTGTTCCAATAGTTACGGTTGCGCCACTGATAGCGTCGGTGCCATCATTTACGGTAATTTCAAGATTCCTAGCCGCTGGGTTTAACTGGTATATAATCATCAGTTAATTGTACAAAGATCTCTCCACCACTATTAGCTGCTACAGTCTCTAATGCTATGCAGGTAGAGGTGCTGCTAGCCTTCTTATCTAAGCCGAAGCAATCCTTAAGCTCTAAGTAATTACCAGCAGTAATAGCTGCGTTATCAGCTGCTAATGGTAATCTGTACTCTTTGTTAGCCTCGAATCTACCGCAGGCCACATGTCTACGTTGATAATTACCATCATTAGCACTAGCGGTTGGCAAGTATCCAGTACGGAATTCAGGTTCATATTGTGTAAAGTGAGTAGCGTTATCTCCTGCCCCTACCCTTTCCATACATAATAAACCATCTACACTGTCTACGGTGCTGCTGAATTTTAAAAACGTTTCAGGTCTAACTTCACTAGCAAAATTTGCTACAGCTGTTCTTTTACCAGTTTCACATGATATACCGGTTGTTACAGTCATGTTACCTTCCTTGACCGCATAGGTTTTCATATTCTCTGGTAAGAAATAAGTTCCTATCTCTTGCATTTTATCATCTCACATTGTTTTCCTTTTTCCATTTCTGGTAATCCTCATAGGTTGCTGGCTTATCTTTTTTATCGCCTTCACCTTGTTGGCTACCATTTTGTAATCCAGGCGCAGACCCGGCAGGCACGCCTTTAGGATCAGTATTAAGTAATTTCTTCTCATTCAGGAATTTAATATCATCTAATGGCATATTGCTTAGTCTCTCCCTTATCTCATCATTACCATTAGCTATTTCCTCGATGAGCTTATTCTTCTCTTCAACCTCTATATTATCATAAGCCTCAGCCTTAGCCCTTAGGCCGTCCACTTCAGCTTTCAAATCTTCTAATTCTTTCAATTTACTCTTCAATTCCTTATCAGTGTCATTCTTACTGTTAAGGTCATTCTTTAAGGTTTCATTCTTATTCTTCAGGATACCGATTTCCTGTTCCTGTTCACGTATTCTCTTCTGATTATCTTTTATAGTATTTAATAATTCTTCCTTCTCCTTCAAATCCATTTCAACATCTCCTTTGATAGAATTATAAAATATCTGACTCTTCGGCTTACTGGTTAATGCCACATTACCCATTCTAATGTCATAAGGCTCATAATATTCGCCCCTGTCAATCAATCCGAAATGGAATTCCGGGCTTAACCCTTTGCCTGTTATTTCTAAATCATCTGGAACATCAGCATATAATGCCCCATCTTTGAATATGATATTATCTAATGTGCCTATAATGTCTCCACCATGCCCATCGATAATCTGTGCCTGACTAATCTTATTAGCTATCCTTTCAAGATCAGCCTCAGTATACATCACCGGCTTATTAATCATCTTCTCCGGATAATCTATTAAGCCTGGAGTAAATAATTCAATCATACTTAATCACATCATAAATATAATATTTGCATGCTTCCTTCGTCTCTTCCTCACGCTCTTCCTTACAATCCTCATAGAACAGGCATTTTTCGCACATCATAATTATCCTCTAATGTCTAGGTAATCCTTAGTATATTTCCCCTCATGCAATGCTAATCCGCAGTAACCATTCAAATGGTCGTACGGTATCTCATCTAATGGTCTCGGAGGCATTTTAGACTGTTCAATGCACCATTCGCAAGGATTATGTCCTAGACATAGCCAATCATAAGTCGCCTCTTCATAGACGAAGCTTAATACGTTACGCTTAATCTTCTCAGTGATTGTTTGAGCATAATAGGTTCCAGCATTCCTTAGTTTCAAGGTTGCTTTCTTGAAATGAGCGTCAAGGTTGAATTCAGTAACTGGCAATCCCGTATCTATCCATACGAGCGCCTTAGTCTTAAGGTCTAGCCTTAATTGTGTCAATAATGAATCTAACGTATCCTGGAATACCTGTTCCGTAACTGAAATATCATAATCTAGTATGCTACGGTGAGTAGTAGGTATCATGAAGGCTAATAATTCGTTATCCTCCTTCATAGTTACGTAATCATTGAAACGGTCATCAAAATAATCCTTCAATTCATTCCTGAGATTATCCATGTCCTTATCCACATTATCTATCACATAACTAGGAGGCTTAGATGAATACTCCTCATAATAGCCATTAAGGATAGTCAATAATGCTAGTATAAGCTCCTCCGTATCCTTATCGCTCATATCAGGCATGTACCCGAATAAATCATCATTCCTCGACATCTTCCGGCTCTCCTACCTTCTTGATTGGTTTATGCACGAAACCAGTATCAGGCTCCGGCTCATTAGTATTAAACTTGATAGACGCCTCCACATCTTCAAAACCGTTCCTATCCAGTTCAGGCCTGAATATCTGATTAGAGACTATGTCATTAAGCCATTCCTGGTTATATTGTAGGAACAGTATCCTACCCGTTGATGGTGAATCTAATTGTATATCCGCAGTGGCCCTATTACTTGATTCACTAGTGAACACTGCCTCTGGAGTATTTAATCCTATGAAGATGTTACGCTCAATCTGTTTAATGTATGATGGTATATCAGGTAATGCTCCGCCCTTCAATACGCGCATTTCATAACCGAACGGGAGCGTAATGACGCCTTTATTATGGTAATCGCTAACCACATGCTCAACATCACGCCTATCCTGCTTAGTCAAACGCTTACCAGGCTGGAATTCATTACCCATAGTTAATTGTACAAGATTACTGTTCTTATATGGGATTTTAATCATAAGATCCTCCAGGACCCTCTTATCATGTACCTTATCCAGTATATCCATGACTATGGAATGGCCCTGTCCCATACGTTCCATGTATTTAATCTCTATAATCTCCTCCGGTTGGAAATTAACCACTAATTCCTGCTTATTCTCTACGAGCTCATTAAAATGTTTACTAAGCCAACCCTTAGTAGTGTTCTCATTACGCATAGTCAATTGCTTATAGCCTATGAGCTCACCGTTCTCATCATAGAGTTTCTTCATACGATAATATTTAGCGTCGAAGGCTAACCATCTAAACCATAACTGGTTATCCTTCCAATACTTCTCTAGGAAATCCGTACCGTCCACTAATCCATTATAGAGGCAATCATCAAGGAATTTAGATAATTCCCAATCCTTAGCCCTCTTCTCCAGATGAGCCTTAGCCTTAGGATTATCACATACTATCTCGAAGGAGTTATTAGTCTTAGTGATATTATCCATCAATATGCCCGCTACGAACGGGTCTTTAGCAGCATTACGACAATTGATTATGGTACGATTAACCTTGAATGGTGTAGCGTTAATCAAATCAACACCAGTACCATCAGTCAAATCATCATCAAAGACTCCAACCTCCTCGATAGCGTATGGCTCCGCATTATCGTATCTATCCGGTAATCTCACTATCCTATCTAATAATCCCATAAATAATCACACTGCATAAGCTTTCTCATAAATCAATTCAACATTATTCCTGCTTAACTTACCAACATTACCATAAACCGCATAACCTAATGCGTCCATCGCATGATCGTTATACTTCACCGGCTTATCTAGTATATTACCGTCCTTATCCTTCTGGAAATAATATTTCTTAATCTCATCAATCGTATGTTTACACTTCTCATCAATATGTACCTTAACAGACTTGACCGCATTAGTCTTAGCTATAACGTCCTTAACGCCCGGTACAGTGTCGAATCCGTACTGACAAAACTCTTCTATCCTATCAGGCTCCGCACCATCAGCGAAGCATTTATTGATACGGGACGGGTTAAGGCCATGCCTCCTCAACATACTAATAGTTTTCATCACCAATTCATTATTCAGGAGGTTAGACTCATATATCTCATCGACTACGTATGGTTCGCCATCATACCAGCCGATTAATAATACGCATGATGGGTTATTATACCCATAATCCATGCCGATAGTGTAATATTCATAACCGCGCGGGCTGGAACGTATATCCCAGTTCTCATAGACAAGGTGCCCGACCTTGCCCCATTCGCCTAAGGTGAGTTTAAGGTAGGAATCATAATCTATCTCCTTCAAGGCCTCAGCCCTAGCGATATACTCATCATCAACGAATGGATTACTCTTATAATGGAAATGTATAACCTTACTATTCTTTAACGGGTTACGATGAAAATTCTCATATAACCAATGGCCCTGAGTATCCGGTGTAACCACCATCAACATTTGCCCATAATCCTTCTGCATGACTTCACTCCTTAGACGAGCGTCTAATTCGATAAAAGTCTCTATATCAGTGATTTCCTCCATTTGCTCGGTGTATATGTAGTCTAAGTTCATTGAACGGATTTTCTGGAGGTCGTCTAGCGATTTAAAGAACATAGTAGCCCCATTAGCCAATTCTATGGTCGCTTCGCTCTTATTCTCATGATATGGTATACCATACTTGATTAGGAGGTTCCTTATCTCTAGCCATGCAGTCATACGTAGACTAGGCAAGGTGTACCTGAATACTCCTATACGAGCATTACCATGTTCTAAAGCATATAATAAGGTCTTATGAGCAGCGAATATGGTCTTACCACTACCAGCCGCACCCTCTACGACGAGGTAACGGTGCCTATCATGTATATGTTCAATCTGTGCTGGTGATAATACCCAGTCTATCGCTGTAGCCATAAATATTAATCCTCTGGTGTAATAATCCTTATAGTGAATTCATTATTAGTCTCAGTCTGTTTATCATTATCCCTATTCCAACGACTAGGATATTTATTCCGTAACAAGTTAGCGCTAGCCTTCCAATCCCCCTCATCACCAGCTAAGCTAACATTCTGTATATGATTATGCTCGAATTCAGCGTCCGCCCTCTTCAGTTCAAACGCTAAAATAGCATATATGGCCTCACAACGCTTATCCTCCGCGAGTTCCAGCCATTCATGTAATTGTGCAGGCTCCACGCCAGCTAATATGGCTGCCCGGTCCATGTCGCAGCCATCACTAACATAATTAGCTATCTCCATAACCAAATTCTTATCTAATTCCATGTTCTACCCCTTAAAATTCATTATGAGGAATGATAATACTGTAATAATAACGCTTATGATAGTCGGTGCAATAATCACTATCCTTTCCAGTGTCTTGATAGTCGCTTCTAATGAGGTTACCCTAGAGTCAATATTATAATCGTCCTGTGCAGACTCTAATTCTAACTGGTGTATGAGTTCAGTCAATTTATCAATCTTCGATTCCATGCGTTCATTATTCTTTATGATAGTGTTGATCTTATCCTCTTTATAGTCTAACCTAACGTTAAGGTTCCCTATCAGTGTATCATGTTCCTGTAGCTTTTCCTCATGTATACAAGTATAATCCGCCATATTATCACACGTACTCGTCATTGAGGATTTGTTCCATGAGCGGCTCCTGCTTCTTCTCCGGTTCTTTCTTTAACCATGAGAATGTGTTAGGATATTTCGCGTCTATGAGTGCGAAGAGGAATCCTATCACCATAGCAATAGCTGCCGCTAATAGTGATGGATCATATTGTGCCATCACCTCTGCTGGCAGGAAGGTTATCAACAGTATCTTTATCAGTGTTGTTAGGTTGCCTAGTAATTCGTCATTCATAATATTAACCTCATCAGTGTCTGCCAATGAGTCGGAGGTATTGCTGGAGATGTTTATACTCATTGGCAGGTTATGTCATCTCCAAACCTATTATCAATATAAGCAGACGGTAGGTGTATATACAAGTATTTATAGTTTTTCAGTATTTCCAGTGAATGGATTGTCTGGGAGTAATAAAATGGGAAGATAATTCGTGTATAGACAAAATAATTAAAAGTAATAATAAAATAGAGAATAGTATTACAAAATTGATAAAATAATACTAAATAATAAAATAGTAATACAAAAATAGAAAATATCCGCCTTGAAGAAAAAAATAATTGTAATAATTATATAAATTCGTCATAATTATATACACTATTATATAATTATTACATATAATTTTTAATCTTAGATATACAAAATAAAAAGAAGCCCAGAGAACAGAGATAATGTATATACATATAATCTGTAACCTAAAAGGGTACAGTTCCCAAGCAATAATATATAAAGATAACGATTTTGTATATACAAGAATTTATGTGTATGCGAGCCGAATCTCGATACATCAACAACATATATAAAAATTTTTTCGGGACTTTATAATAATTTTTATTAGAATAAGCTATTTAAAGGCGCCTAAGGTCCGGACCGCCTATATATATGTAATAAATATAATAGATTTAAACATGATTATAAATTTAAACCTATTTTTAATTTTATATATACATATATATATTGATTAATACAGGCGCGGCGGTCCTGTACTCTTATATTATATGATCCTGTATTATATTCTATTAGCTTATAAATATTTATTGTTATACTTTTATAATTATTAACCTTTTTATATATATGTATTTATACTTATTTGTTATGTTATGTTATACATTTAAGTATTTAATATATTGCTTTATTTATTATATTGTTTATATGTTTATTATCTATTTTAATTAATAGTTTATTATATATTATATGGTCCTGTACAGGTTATTATATTATAAGCTTATAATATAATTAATGTTTACAGGATATGATTAATATTATTATTCTAATAAAAAATAGTTTTAATAATGTTTTATACCTGTATTAATAATAATTAATGTTTACAGGATCATATAATATAATAACCTGTATTAAAAATAG